TTCCTTGATACGCGGTTTGTTGTGAATATATTGGCGGTTTTAACTATATCCTTGAATGACATTACACCGCCTGCCATGTTCTTTTTTTGGCCTGCCGGAATTGAATCAGCTGCTTCAGTGAATACAGCTGCATCAATAGCATCAGCCATCGCATCATTGCCATCAGCAACAAAGTTTTGTATCAGCTGCGGATTTGCAAAATTAGCTTCAACTTCTTCAGTTACAGGAAGCGTATAAGTAACAAATGGAATATTAACCATTGTTGTATCATCTTTAGCTTTTTTTCTGCTTGCAGAATCATGCGCAACAGCCGAAGTTGAAACTGCAAGATTTGGATTTTTAGGAACATCGACTGAAGTTGCTGTTGATCCCCTAACCAAGCCATCAAAAGAACGGTTCATCAGGTTATATAGATAATCACCTGCATAAAGACCGTTTAAGAATGCTGTTGTTACAAGTTTATTTTCGTATGACATTTTATTTTATATTAATTAAAAATTATTTAAACGTTTTTTGTTTTTTACTTAGCTTCCTTGTAACCCGGTAATTTTGCGACTTCATCAGTTGTAAAGTTTGCAATGAATTTTCTATCTTCAGGTTTACGGCTTGAAAACTTTGTCATATACTGATCAAAAGTTAAAGCAGAACCATCAGTATTTTTGAATTTAGGATCATTCAGAACATTTGGATCAGCCGCCGCCGGTTCATTGCCGCCTGTTGGAATGACATCTTTTTTAAACATTTCAATTACTGTTAAGCCTGAAATTTTTTGCTTTAATTCATCAGGTTTTAAAGTTGTTACAAGTGAAGAAAACAATTCTTTTTGCGATGGAAGAATTTTACCTTCAGCAATTGCAAGCGTTATCATTCCTTCATTAACTTCTTTTGAGTAGTTTGTGATCTTTTCATTCAGTGTATTTATTTCAGCCGGCATCTTTGAAAATTTATCGATATACATTGAAAGCGAGCCAACAACTGAAGGATCATTAGCAAAGCTTGCCTGAAGCTTTGCAAGTTCTTCAGCGGCGGCATCAAGAACTTCTTTATCTGAATTGAAATCAGTTACATTCAGATTTATACGCGCCGCAAAATTTAAAACATTTTCAGAAATTTTCATTTTAATATCCGTTAAATTATTTGAATTAGAAAAATCTATTGCATCAATTAAAAATCTTTCAGGCGCTTTGAATATTGAATTAGCAGAAAAAACAAAAGGCGGCAAATCTTCAACTTTTGGATAGTTCGTAAATCCTAACCCGGTTAAATATTTTCCTTTCATTCCTTCAATTTTGCCTAATTCAATGGAACATTTTTTATATTCCTTTTCTTTTGAAATTTCAAAGGCGCGCTTTGATATATGAGAAAACCAACAGAACAGTTTTCCATTTGAAGCTTCCAAGCCGCCAAGCCATGCAAGCGCCGGCTGTTCAGGTTCAGAATGATCATGCCCGATATGAAGATTAGCTTCAAATATTTCTGTATTGTAATTTTCTGCTATTTGCTTAACATCATCATTTGTAAATTCAACAGTAATAGCCGTTCCATCATCAGCATAGAACTTATAAATACCGGCATGAAATATTTCCATTAGCTGTTTAACTTCTTTTGGCATTTGCTGTTGGCATTTGGTTTATTTATTTATTGGTTTATTAATCAACAGGCAAATTTAATTAACATAGCATATGCTTGCAAATCTATTGAATGCAATACCACAGTATTGCAACGTTTAACTATTAAAATAGAGTAAACATATTTTATATTTGCCATAGGATTTTGAAACTGAAAATTTAATGATCAGCGATGGAAATTTTTAAAGTTACAATTGAAAAACTGATAAGCGATATATCAGCTTCAAGTATTGGATTTAATGTAGTTGAAGTTTACAAAGGGCAATATGATACTGATGGCGGCTATACGAATCAGCCGCCTGAATGCTTTGTTCAGTTTAACGGAACAAAAGCCATTGGCGATCATACAGCTGATGGTAAAATTGGCGCTTATGCTATACAGGTAACATTGTTCATTTCTGCAATGGATTACAAGGAAGCTAATTCATTAACGTATCTTGAAAAGCTTATTGATTTCATTGATGGTAAGTTGATAAAGCCAACAGGCGCTGAAGTAACCCGGATAAAAGCAGGCGATTCTAAACTATTAGGCTATTTAAAAGGCGGCGCTAATGTTTTTCAATTAAGCGCTGAAATTATATAATATTTGGAAGTGAAAAAAATACCGCGTTCAAAAAAAATGAACCATGTTTTTAAGAAAAACGGCAATTATGAACAGCGTTCCCAAAAATAGGTATAAAATTTTCTCTAAATTTGGCATCAAAAAACGGCTTTAAATTGGTTTTCCTTAACGCTTTCAGAAAATAGGCTTGTAAGTTATATATAAATAATGCTGTTAAAGTGTAAATGCTTGTAAGCTATAATTATATAAAGCAATTAACCTATTTTAGTGCATAAAACAGTATCTATTTTAGCAGTCAAATTCTCATAAAAAATGCAACACTTGAACATAATTTTGAACCTTACTGATGATACACCTGAAGCCGTTTAAACAGCCTTAAAACGCTTCTAATGCATTCAAAGAGTAAAAAAACGCTGTATTTGATGTATCTGTTATTTTCTCAAATAATCAATCAAGCCTGATTTATTGGTTCAAAAAAAGTGAACAACATAATTTTATAGTATATGCCAATTAAAAAGAAGAAACCTGCATCATCAAAGAAGCAAAATTTTAAGGAAGTGCAGCCAACAGCAAGAATTGATATGTCGGTTAATACTGTTCCTGATGAAAACCCCCGTAATTTGTGGGGAATATTTGACGGCGATTTTACAAATCCTTTACCTGAACAATTAAAATATTATTTGGAATGTTTAAGGAAGGGATTTAATTTTTGGGCTGCATTGCTTTTTGAATTCATAAGGCGGCGCGATCTTTTTATTAAATCAGTATGTCAAACCCGGAAGCTTCCAATAACTTCAAAGGAATGGATCATTGAAGATGAAGAAGAAACTGCAAGCGCTGATGCAGTTGAATTTTTAAAAGAACTTTTTGGAAGTGATTGGTTCGTTCAGTTTGTTGCTGATTGTGTTGAAGCAAATATTTCAGGCTTATCAATCTTTGAAATTAATTGGAAGGTTGAAGAAGGCAAAGTTACAATTGATAATTTAAAATTAATCCCGAATCATTTAGTTTTATTTGATGATATAAATCAGAAATATATTTTTCTTGATATAGCAAATAATGATGGTAATGTTTTGAAAACAATTGGCATAAATCAAATGGAAGATCGTATTGATTTCAGCCGGTTAAAAACTATTGATCTTCCTGATATAAAGAAGCTTGAAGTTCATGCATTAGATGGTTATCAAGGCAATGGATTAATGAACGGTTTTATTGATGGTATGATTTGGGCTTATTTGCGGAAATCATACGCGAAAAAAGACTTTGCCATCTTCCTTGAAAAATGGGCTGATCCACCTGTTAGCGCTGCATATGAAAATTATTTAGGTGATGAAGGAAGGAAGAACGCAAAAGAAGCCGCTGAAAGTTTTGGAAGATCAAAATGGACATCGCATAGTAAGGATATTGATTTCAAAGTTCACGATGAAAGTCAAAAGGCGGCTACATCGCAATTATTCATGGATTATATCAAAGATGAAAAGGAAGATATTGCAGTTGCAATTTTAGGACAAACATTAACAACATCAATTGGCGATAAAGGTTCTTATGCGGCGGCTGATGTGCATGACCGTGTAAGAAAAGATTTACAGCTTGCAGATATGATAATTGTTTCATTGGCTGCTAATAAACTTATAAGGCTTGTTTGCGATATGAATTTTACGGGATTAAAAAAATATCCTAAGTTCAAATATGTATCACAGGTTGATATTGAATTCAAAAAAGCGCTTGCTGTTATTGTAAGAGATTTAAGGGTTGCAGGCTTCAAGCCGGTTGCTGAAGAAATAAGCAAAACATTTGACTTTACACTTATAGAAACAACGCCTGTTGGCGGCGCGCCTGATCCTAACAATGATCCCGGCAATGATACACCGCCTGAACCTGATAAAAAGCCTGAAGATAAAACTGATGATACAAAGCTTTCAATGACTATTCAGGAACTAACAGTATTTGCAAAAGAATTTAATAAAGCTGATTCAAAGAATAAAATTGCTTTATTGCTGAAGAAGATATTCAACGAAAATAAACCATAATTTAAAATGTCATATTCATTAAAAGCAGATATACTAAAAAGAATTGATGCAACAAGGCTTGCAGCGATAAGCCAAAATGCTGATGCTAATATTACCCAAGCAATTGCTGATGCTGATGATGAAATAAATTCTTACCTTAATAATGTTGTTGCTATACCTTTAACAACGCCGCCTGCTATGATAATTAAATGCAGCGTTATGATAGCTATAAAAAACTTATACATCAGCGCGCAATTCCAAGACATCCCGGAATGGATAAGAAAAGAATATGAAGATGCAATTAAATATTTGGGTAATGTTGCAAAAGGAATTGCAAATTTAAATGTTGCAACTGATGTTGTTCAGGATTCCGTAATTGAATATGAAGATGCGCAAATAATATTCAGGCGTAGTTCATGGTAAATGAATTTACATATTTAATTGCCGGGCATTTAGCTGAAGCCTGCATTCAGGGTTATAAAAAAGGGATTAACAAAGTTATAAACCTGAACAAGAAAACTATTACAAAATTTTCAACGGTTAATTTTGCAGATAAGAAGCCATCGTTTATCAACGCTGATTATACAACTGAAGATGAAGCTGCATTAAAGAATTTCATTAAGGAATGTTTTCAGGTTGCAGGCGTTGGAAGTTATGAACTTGAAGAAAAGCTTAAAACATTGGCTGTTGATATTTGGAAGAACGGCCAAAACTTTGATCAGTTTGAACAGGAAGCGCGCAATTTAATGCTGCAATACATACCGTTGGAAGATCAAGCGCCATCAGGATGGTTAGAAACTAATTTTAACACCGCTTTAAACAGTTCATACAGCGCCGCGCAATATAACAGGCTGCAAGATGAAGATGTAAAGGCTTTATATCCATCATACCAATACAAAACCCGTGAAGATGATCATGTCAGGCCTGAACATGAAGCGCTTGCTGATATGATATTTTATAACAATGATCCAATGCTTGATATTGTATGGCCGCCTAATGATTGGAATTGCCGCTGCTTTATTTTGCCGCTTGATGAAGATGAATCAAAGCTTGCTGATATAATGCCAATTATAAAAGATGATGAAACAGTAAAGAATATTACAAATAATGTTGCACCTGATTTCCGAAGGAACGCCGGAAAAGATAAAAGCATATTTGGTAAATGGCTTAAAACAAAATATAATGATCTTCCAAATGATATTGTTAAGGAAATAAAATCACTATCAAAAGATTATTCAAAGGAATATAAGATAAAGTAATTGGCTGATATAATAATAAATAGAATTTGGGCTATGCCTAATAAAGATACATTCACTATTAAGCCAATAAAGAAGTTAATAGAAAAGTATGTATTGGATAATGGTATTGGTTGGATTGATCCATTTGCAGGCAAATATTCACCGGCTGAGATTACAAATGATTTGAATGAGAATACACCTGCTAAATATCATCTTCACGCAAAAGATTTTGCAACACAAATGAAGGGTTTATTTAATGGCGTTTTATTTGATCCACCTTATTCATTAAGGCAGTTAAAAGAATGTTATGATTCCATAGGGATTAAAATGTTCAAAGATGATTCAACAAGATTTCCGCAAAACGTAAAAGAATTATTAGCGCCTAAAATTAAACCCGGCGGCATTGCAATTAGCTGCGGTTGGAATAGTCAAGGTTTTGGCAAGAATTTAGGCTTTGAAATAATTGAAATACTATTAGTTCCGCATGGTAGAAGTCATAATGATACAATTATAACAGTAGAAAAGTATAATGGCTGATATTGATATAATAATAAGTAACATTGATAAATATAAGAAGCTTGCAAAAGATAAGCTTTTGAAAGTATTGCAGATTGAAGCTGATAAATCTGTTAAGATGAATTTTATAGATCAAGGAAGGCCGGGTAAATGGCGCGCTAAGTTATTTGCTGATGGAAGAAATATTTTAACAGGCAAAACAGGCGCTTTACTTTTAAGAACTACTTCAAAGATACTTGCATCAGAATCAAAAGTTGTTGTTGGCAATACTTTGCCATATGGAAAGATACAGAATGAAGGCGGCAAAATAAATGTTACTTCAAAGATGCGCAAATTCTTTTGGGCTAAGATGTATGAAAACGGAACATCAGGAACATCAGCAACAGGAAGAAAAACATTCATACCAAATGAAAAGGGTTTAAAATGGCGGAACATGGCATTGAGTAAAAAAGGATTTATTGAAATACCTGAACGCCGTTATTTGATTATTCCTGAAGGCGATTTTCCAAGAATACAAAACAATATGCAAAAAGTAATTAATAATATTACCATATGAAATTTAAAGGCAATGATTTTAAAAAAGCTATTCTTGAAATTAAGAAGCTTCCAAATGGTTCAAAGAAGCGCGCCGCGATAATGCAGGCTGCAAAGAAATATGAAACTTCAGATAAAACCATATACCGGGAATTGAAAGAAAAGCCTGCAAAGATAGGAATGCGCGAAAAGCGTTCTGATGCCGGTAAGGATAAAATTACAATTGGCAAAAAAGAACTTTCATTGCTTGATGAACTGATACAAGCAGGCAAAACATTGCAGCAAGCAAAGCCCTTAATTGAGAAAAAATTGAAAGTAAAAATTTCTCATTCCAAATTAAATAAAATGTCAAGCCTGCTTAAGACAAGAAGCATAAATGATAATTCCAATTATGGAAGTGAAGTAAAATCGCTGATAAGTAAATCATTAAAGCTTGATGAAATTGGATTTGGTAAAACTGTTCCTGTTAAATTTAAATATTCAGATAAGGTATTAAATGTAAAATTAACAAAACAGGATATTGAACAGGTTGCAATGATATGCGCGGCGCGGTTCAATATGAGTGAATTTTCTGAAAAGAAAAAATTACGGATTGATGATAACAGGCTTTTAAGAACGCAATTAAAATATATTGTTAGTGAAGAAATTCAAAAGGCGATGGAAACAGGTTCATTAGAATCATTGGATAAGTTAAGCCTGATACAAGGCCGGCTTGATGATTCTGTTGGAACAATATCGCCTGATTTTGAACTTGCATTGATAACTATACAGCATGAATTCAAGGATTCAATAACGCCTGAAGAATTACTTTCACTATTTGAAAAGTATAAGGAAGAATTAAAGAATGCCTGAACTAAATATTGTTAATGATGGTAAAGCGTTCATTCACAGGAACGCTATCAAGAAGATCAAAGCCATTGATCCCGGCAAAAACAGGCTTGATATAATTAAGAAGCTTCTTCCTAAATATGATATACAGCCAAAGCCTGCAATATTTCATTCATCAACAAAGCCTGATAAGCTTTTAATCGGCGGTTATGGTTCAGGTAAAACATACACCGGCTGCGCGCATGATATTTTTCTTGCATATATAAACAGGCCAATACCAATATTAGTTGTAATACAAAGTAAAAGTAACAGTGAAGCAACAACTGAAGATGATCTTATTAAGATATGCAAAGAAAACCATCTTGAATATTGGATTGAAAATGATCGCGGCGGAACATACAGGAATTTTTTCATAAAATTTTGCGATGAAGATTCTGATATTGGCAAATTGATGCTTGCTTCAGGTTCTGTTCCTGATCTGTTAAAAGGAACAACAGTTGCAGCCGCGCATATTGATGAACCTTTTGTCCAGCCTAAGGAAACAATGGAAGTTGTAATTTCACGCGCGCGCGATCCTAAGGCTGTTATCAATGAAGTGATCTTTACGGGAACGATTGAACCAAATTTACAGTGGGGACATGAATTTGTTGATGATGATTTTAAAGGAAGCAAAGATATGCTTAAAGTTGTAATTCCAACAACTGAAAATAAATATGCAACAACGCAATTCATAAGCAGAATGCGGCGTTCATATACTGATGAATTAGCTAAGATGTATATAGAAGGTAAGAATGTTAATATAGCCGGCAAGCGCGCTTATGAAGCTTTTATAAAAGATAATATTAAGCCATTTGATAAATTTAAATTTAAAGAAGGCTTAATTAATTTATTAATTGGCATGGATTTCAACGTTGGCAAAATGTGCGCCGGTGAAATATACCTTGATGATAAAGTAAGGAAGCAGATTGATGAATATGTATCAAATGATAGTAACACAAAGCAGCTATGCAATAAGATAATTGAACGGCTTAAAGAAAAATATCATGGTATTGCAGGCGTAAACAAATTTAAATATAAATTACTGATCGTTCCTGATGCATCAGGCAAAGCAAGGAAATCAAGCGCGGATATTGGAAAAACTGAT